TTACTTAATTGTAGCGGCTTTTTTATTATAGAATTTTTAAGGTGTGGTAGCCTGTTTTGTTTAATTCTATTTTAATCGTAATTTTTAAACATTAATAAATAAAGTAATGAGTTCCATTTACCCATTAGCCATATAAGAAATTGTTTAAACTTTGATTTTTTCTTTTCGTCAGTCATAATTGTTTTTTTCTTTTGTTAAATACTTCTATTGCTTTTTTTATTTCTTCTTCTGTAACATATAATTTAAGATTAATACCTGCTCTCCATTGAGCAATGCTTTTACCTTCATTCATCAATACTAAAGTTGGTACAGAAATTACACTTCTTTGTATTGATTCAGGTTGATCTTCTAACCATGCAAATTGTATTTTAATATCTGCAAGTTTATTAACAGGTAAGTTATTATGTTTATTCCACTTTGCATTTATTTCAAGCAAAGTAAAATTTTGACTATAAGAGGTTAAACAGGTTAATAATAATATTAAAGTTATAATTTTTTTCATGGTTATTTTTTTTCAATTATTTCATACAGCTTTTCATCTATTTTATCTAATTTATCACTATTTTCTTGAACCTTATCCTGAGTATTCATAATTGTTTCTCGAACTAATTGATCTTTAAGATCGTATTCGGTCCTTGTAATAGTAGGCTTGGGCAATTCTTTGGCAAGTTCTATATCTTTTTGTAATGTAAAATATAACGTTGCTAAAGAAATAGCTCCTCCAATAACTATCCCTATTGTTTTTAAATCTAAGGTTACTTGTGTTTTTTCGCTTAAGTTCATAAAGCTTTTATTATTTTAGTGAATCTTTTCTTTTTTTACTTTTGTTTAAAGCCTCTAAGGACATTATTTTATTAATCCTATCTTCTTCTTTAGTTAATTTATTTATTTGTTTTTTACTTAATTTATATTTATTAAATAGTATGGCAGTTTGTTCTTCCTTTTTAAGTTTTTTAAGATCATATCTTCGTAATTCATCTCCGCTTAAATCTCCTCTTTCTTCTTTTATTTTGTTTTCTTTTTTAATATTTTTTCTGCGTTCTTTTTCTTTTTCGTATTTTTCATCACCGCTAGGATCATTAGCGGATTGTTCTAATTGCCATTCAGGATATCCTAGTAATAAAAAAGGTTTATAAGCATCTTTAGTTTCTTCCTGTAGCATGTCGATTAAATTACTTGCTTTAGCAATAGCTCTGTCTAAAGGAACGTTAGTAAGAGCAGAAGTTAAATCCCCTACAGCTCTAACACCGGGTAACTTAAGCAAATCACCTTTAGAAACGCCTTCTTTATCAAACATAAATCCTGCATTCCACTCAAAAGCATCAACACCTCTATAAATTTTACCAATTTTACTTCCTATGGGGGGAGAAATATTTGCTAAATTTTTAACAATATACTTGCTATAATTAGGCTTTTTCTTTTCAGATCTTTCTATAAGTGTTAATCCAATATCTTTTGCCGCAGAAACAACAGCCCCATACAGACCCATACCTCTTAATAAAGAGTTTGACATAGAATTAGCTACATTAATAGCTTTATCTTTTTTAGATGTATCCTCATTCTCATCATCATCAAATGCCATTGCAAATAAACCTTGTTGTAAAAATGAAAAAATTGCATTTTGCAAAAATCCATAATAAGCTATTTTAGCTAAGTTTTCTTTTCTACTGCCACGTCCATTTTTAAGGTCTAGAATAGCTTTTTTTATTATTCTAGCATATTGTTGAGGAGTGTTAGCAAAAGCTAATATATAGCGCCCTATTGGCTGAGACTGTTCTTTACTAATTTTATCAGGTCTACTTGATTGCTGAGATTCTTGAGCTATCTCTGTAAATTCCAGCATTGCCTGTTTTTTAGCATCAGCGGGTTTTACACCTTGTTTTATTAATGCGTCGTATTTAGTTCTATAAAAAGAAGCTCCTCCAAAAGATATCGCAAGCGAATCAGCATATTTAGTAGGGGCAAACCCAGCTTTTAGTAATTTTGCAATAACCCCCTGCATTCCTTGAGTAGCAGCTACATTAGCTAAGTCAGCTTCGTTAACATTAAGTTTTAATCCATCACGTCTATCAACTAAAAAGTCACTATTCCAAAGCATAACAAAATCTGACCAAAATTGCTTTTGATTTGCAAATGCTTTACCTGCCGCAAAAATATTATTTTCTCTAAAGTTAAGAAAGTTAGTTGCAGAAATCAATTGAAGCACAGCAGATCTTGAATTAAGGAACATAATATTACCAACAGAATTAGTAAGAAAATCACTCCAAGCATTAGTTTCCTCCATTCCTTTGTCAACTTTAGAAATTCTATTTCTACCTGTTTCCATACGTGTTAATGAATTTTTTAACGCGCTTACATATTTATTTCCAAAGGCTACCTGTAATTTATTTAAGTTTTCAGGAGAAAATATTACATCAACATTATTTTTCCATACTGTAAGTAATTCTTTTCTTCCAGTATTATTTAATGCGCTCATTAAATCAGTAGTAATAGTTCCTCCTGCCCAATTGTTTTTTGGCTTAGTATCTTCCCCTGTGTTTAATCTAGATAATTCTTGAGCAAACAATCTAAGCTCAGGATTTTCTAAAATTTCGTTTAACATTATTTTTTTATTCTCTTCCTTAAGATTAGGAATTTCCATACCCTTTTGATCCCACATATAAACTCTTACTGCATTTTCTTTTGTAAATGGACTTTGAATTATATCTCCATTTTCGTTTTCATAAGTAATTTGTTCTTTAAGATCATCAGGAATTATATTAAGATCTTCTTTTAATCTTTTATATTCTCTTCCAATTTTATTACGAGCCATTTCTAACCCGGTCATAGCTTTAGCGTATGGATTTAATAAATTCTTTTTGTAAAAATTCATCATTTGTTCCCCTTTTTTACCTTTAGGTAAGGTTTTGTATAATAATCCTACAAAATCTTCTGCTGAAGGAGGTATAAAAATATCAAGTTTACCTATTCTAGAACCTATTTTTTGAGCTTCAGAAGCATCAAATGTTTCAAATGATTCTATACCGGTTTTATATTCTAAAAATTTATTAAACATGACATTCATTTTCTTTTCTATGCCTCTGCCATTGCTATACACATCTGGATTAAATTGTTGTTTTTTAGATTCCATTAAAACATTTTTTCCAGCCGCAAGATCTTTAACTGTCATAGGATCTAACCCAATTTGAGGAGATCTACTTAGCTCATTTGAAATCATTTTATTAGTAAGTCTTAATATACTTAATAAAGTTTGAGCTTCTTTACTTTTTGGTTTTGCTACTAATTTAGGCTTGCCATCTACTATTTTGCCACCTATTGATTTTAATAGTTCCTCATAAGCCTTTTTAGGTGTACTTGCATCACGGTTACCAGTACCTGTAGTTTTTCTAACTATATTATCATAACTAAAATCTTGCAAGTTTCTACCTACACCCGTTGCTTTACCTTGATATCTTCCGGGCCTACCATTAGCATATCTGTAATCAGCATTTGATAAAGTTGGTAATATTCTAAAAAATGTTCTTAAAATACTTTGGTTAGCTACCCTTTCAAATTTAATTCCTTTATCGGTTAATTCTTTTTCGTAAGCTTCTGCATCGCCGTTTGAATCGTCTTTTCTAACTTCTTTCATTTTACCATCTTCAAAAACTTTAAAAACACCGTATTCTTTAGTTATTTGTTCAAAAGCTCTAGGATATTGTTGTGCGTTTAAATTAGGAGACCGAGATATTCTTTTGTCAAATATTGCCGCGGGAAGACCAAACATTTCGCCCATTACTTCAGCTGTAAATCCGGGTAATTTTTTAAAGTTTTCCAAAGGAGAATTACCTTCATTTTCTTCCCAAAATTTAATTGCTGCCTCCATTGCTTGCTCATATCTAGTATCACTAGCTAATATAGAGGATATTTTAACTTTACCTAAAGGATCAATTATAGTTTTTCCATTAACTTTGACGTCAGTATCTTCAGTTGCCATATTAACTAAAGCATCTTCCCCTTTAGTTATACCATCTTGCTCAACACCTAATCTTTTTGCTAAATTTCTTACACGAAGACCTCCTCTTTGAAATATTATATCTTCTAAATCATTTGTTATAGTTTCGCCTTCTCTATTAACTGTTTTAGGTTTAAACTCGTTAATAACCATAGTTAGCATATCCGATTCCATTGATGCTTTAAAAAAGTCTCTGCTTATAGCCTCTTTAGCTTCAGCGGGTATTTTATCATAAAATAACTTAGTGAATATAGTATTAGCCTTTCCCAAGGGAATTTTTAAATCTTCCGCTATTTCTTTTTCTAGTCTTATTAATTCAACAGGTTTAGGAGATCTAGGCGGGTTTGCCTCTATTTTAGCTTTTGCTTCAGCTTGTTTAGTTCTAGATAATTTTTTTTCATCTTTAGGTATTTTGTCTAAAGCTTCTTGTTTAAGTTTTTTATCTCTAGCCTTGCTCTCGTCAACAAGCTTTTTTGCTTTAGCAACTTTAATTTCAATAGGGGCTTTTTCTTTAGTCTCTAATGAATATCTTCTAGTAGATTTATCCTTTTTTTCTCTTTTTATTTTGGGTAAGTCAGAAACGGGTTTAATTTCTCCGCCTGACTGAGCTCTAGCCTCGGCTTCATCCAAAATTTCTAAAGCTTTTCCAACTCTGGTCTCTAAAGCGGGGTTGTCAGGATCATTGTTGTAGGCGTCTAAAGCATCGTTGTATCTGTCAGTAGCCTCTTCTACTGTTAATTTTAAAGAAGCCTTAGGTTCTTTTTTTCTTTTCTCAACTTTTTTCTTAGAAGTTTCAGGTTCTTTTGCCCGCTCAATCTTTCTTAGCTCATCAATTTTATCTTGGATATTTGCTTCATTAATCATCTGTGTACCAGGATCTATAGTGCCATCTTGCATATAAATTTCTTCCTGTTGCATCAGTAATGATCTCATTTCAGGCGAAGCATTTTTCATAGATTCTTTAACGCCTTTTAGTTTATTCACAATTCTTTGGTCAACCTTAGAAATATCTATTTTCTCTATAGTTTCTTTAGCTTTAGCTATATCTATAGACCCATCTTTTATTCCTTTAGCTAATTTAATAGCAAAAGCAGCAAAATCATCTGTTCCTCTAAAATCATAATCATAAACATCTTTACCAACTGCATCTTGGACCATTTGGGCCATCATACCATTTAATGGCAAATTATTTGACGATGTTAAGTCAATACGTTTTTCATTTACCATTTCTAAAAATTCCATGAAGGCTTCTTCAGATACACCCACTAAATTGTAGTTGGGGTCATTTTCATAATTTTGCATTGCATCTTCCATTCTAGCCGAAAGAGAAGAATTATTTACTTTTAGCCATTCTCTTATTTGGTAGCCTAGCTCATATAATTGACGCCCTTTACCTCCTTCAAAAATTAAACCTACGGTTCCATGCGCAATTTCGTGTTCCTGTACAAATTGTTTGTTATTTTCAGCTTCAGCTTCAATAACAACATAAGGAACAGTACTTCCGTCTTGAGTTGTTACACTTGCCCCAGCATTTCCCCTTTCTATAGAAGTTATAACTTCTTCTTTTGTGGATTCAGTCAAGTCAGGTCTTTCGTCCATGTAGTCCATAGCCTCTTCTTTGGTTCCAAAAACTTGAAGGTTTGGGTTTATTTTTTTATTCTGCTTAACTCTTTTCCAAGACTGATCTATATTGTATTGTTTAGTAGCTTCTAATACTACTTCGTTATTTTTTGTAGAATATATTTTGCCAGAGTTTTCTCTCTCAAGTTTAGCTCTAGCTTTTTTTATGTAATTATTATAAGTTATAGGGTTAGACACTTCCATAAGAGCAAATTCATTTCTAAATCCAGAACCTATATATAATTCTTGTGCTGCTTTAACTGATGCAAATTTTTGTATTTTATCGTTTATTATACTTTGATCAACGCCTTTGGTATTAGATAAAATAGCAATTTCTCTTTTTAATGTAGAAGCTATTGTTTGTAATTTTGCAAAACTTTCTGATCCTCTTTGTGTTATTCCGTTTAAAGGTTTTTGTAAAATTTCAACAGCTGCATCATTAGCTTGTTTTATAGCTTCATTTAATGATTGTTTTAAAGTTTTTTCTGCGACCTTAGCATTAAGAAGCACATCTCCCGTCAATCCTTTCATTTGTGACTGATGATTAGACAAGCTTTTCTTAGCAGCTAAAATAGCATCAGCATTTTTACTTAAAGTTTCTATTTCAGAATTATTAGCAAAAGCTCTAGCGTTAATGCCCTTAAAAAAAGGTAAACCAGAAAATACAAAACTAAATCCAGTACTAGAAACGGCTACATGCTTTATGTTTTCTAAAGGATCATTACCATAAATAGCGTTTTCAGCAAAGTTAGTTGCAATTTCTCCTACGTTTTCTAATAGCACATCGTTTACTACGTCTTTATATTGTGACTTTACAAAGTCTTTAACCCCTAAAGCATATTGCTGAGCCCCATCTACACCAAACTTTTCGCTCGAAAAAAATTGTTTTTTTGCTTTTCTTAATATAGGAATAGTAGTCAATTGTGTAGGTATGGCATTAGCTAATCCTATTCCGGCCATAGTTAAAAATTGATTTACTCTTTTGGTATCTCTACCCATTAATGCGTCTTTAAAAGCCATTTCCATACCAGCTTGCCCGCCCGTATACACCCCAACGGTTAAAGCACCGTAACCACCAGTTGCCATCATAGCCATAATAACGGGCGCTTGAGCGGAAACCTCTTGTAAAAAGAACTTACCAAAATTTTCAGGAGAGCTAAATCCCTCATCTACACTAACATCTCTAACGTAACCTCTTTTACTTACATCTTTAGCTTTTGAATATCTGTTAGCTATAGCGTCAACACTTTTCATAGAAGTATCGTATATGTCCGCAACAGAAGGAGCGGCTTCGCCCATATTAGCTGCTGCTGCAGCCCCTCCAATTATAGATGCAACACCAGTACCTAGTGCAGTAACTGCATATCCCGTTCCCGTAATTATATCTGAAACACCCCAACCAAAAGTACTAAATGCTTTTTCAGCAAGACTATAGTTAAGTGCATTAGCTCTAGATATAGCCAAGGCTTCGGGCATTTTATCTGCTATAGTTGCATTATTAGCTACCGTATCGCTATAAGTTTTATACGTAGCATTGTAATTAACCTGCATGCTCTTTAGCTGATCATAATTAGCTTGAGTTATAGGTATATCGTTCCAAGTACCAATAGTTTCTTCCCCCACTTCTCCCCATTGTATACCATCTATAATAATAGGTTTGCTGGGATCTTCTTTAAAAGAATTTAGTTTATTAAGATCTTTGGCCATGCTATCTAAATCAATTTCTAAAGATTCAGTTAGCAAGGTATTGTCTTGAAAATCAGTAACTAATTTGCTGTTTTTTAAATTTTGAAAAACAGTAAACTCATCTCTAAGCTGTGGATATTGAGATAAAAACGTTTCTCTTTTTTGCCCTATTAAATTTAAGCGCTCAGCCGCAACCATTTTTGCATAGATGTCAGCTTTAGCTTGGTCTTCAGCGTCTTGGTAAGACTTAAAGGAATTTTTAAGAAGAAGCTTTTCTGTAGTTTCTTTTATTTCTTTCTCGTAAGGCTGAACAATTAATTCCATAGTTTCACCTTTACCTTTTCTTATTGTTTCTGTTTTAGGAGCAAACATACTTTCTAATGTACCTAAAGATTTTTCAGCTTCTTTATTTGTGACTTGGAATTCTTTTATTAAAGGAGACTCAGCAAAATTTTCTGCTTTAACCCTTAAAGTAGCAGCATCTTGAAGGTTCATAGTATTAGCTATAAAATCCGCAAATTCTTTTCCTTTTCCTTTAGATTTTTTAGTAGTCCCTGATCTATCTGATAACGTTTCTAATTCAAAAGTTGTTTTTTCTTTTGTTTCTGGATTAATATGTGTTACTATAGTACTGAACTTAGGGTTGTCATACTTGCCCCCACGATTACCTGAATCTACAGTATATTCATCTAAGCTTTTGAATTGCGTTTCTAAAGCTCTAATTGCAGTGTCTCCATAACCATTAAAGGTTTCTTCCCAAACATCCGCATTAACTATTTCTCTACCAGGCTTTTCTTTATCTTTAAAGTTTGATATAACTATCTGATCTAATTCGCCCCCTTGTGTGGTAGCATCTTTAGGCAAAGTCTGAGCTTCTGTTCCAAACTTTTTAGCATATTCATCAAAAGATTCAGGATAATTTCCTGTGCCTGCATATTGTTCTAAATATTTATCCTCGTATACGGTAGTGCCGCTTTTAAACTTAATGTATCGTAATCCCGAAAAACCATCTTCCGATATTAATTCCGTATCTTGTGCTGGTGGTATTTCCGATACTACATCCGCACTCTTTGCAGCATCTGGGAGAAAACCCGGTTTTCCTATAATACTATTTTGTTCTTCAGCAATAGTAGCTTCCTCTGTTTTTGGATCCTGTACTAGTTCTACAGTATCTTCTGAGCTTAGTGTAGCTAAATATTCGTTTGCTTCTTCTTGCGACTCAAACTCGTTTAGTATTCCGTTTATTAAGTACTTAACCATGTTTTTAATTTAATTGTTTTATTGTTTATTAATTATTGCATTAGCTATTTTTCTAGCTTTTACTCTATTTTTACTACCGTAACCTTGAGTTCTTAATATTAAGTTAGTAAGGGAGCTAGCATTACTTATATCATATATATCTGTTTTGTCTACATTATCGCCCGGTAAGGATTCTGTTATGGTTATATTATTACCCTCAGATGTTACATCTACATTGTATTTTGAGCCGGATAGTGCTTCCATGCCAGAAGAAATATTTAATAAATCTGTAACATTAACAGTTTCAGCATTTTCAACTGCGCTAACCATGCTATTTACCATTTTATTTATTTGATCATCTGTATATTGAGCTGCAAATTTATACCCGCTTTTATCATCTTTTGACCCTGCGGGCGGCTTAAATTCTTCTCTGTTTTCTTCTCTATAAAATCTTCCAGTAGGCTCTCCGTTTTCGTCTACTTCTTTTGTAATTTCGGTTCCATCAAAAAATAAAGCTTCTGTAGGTTTGTTTACTGCTTCTTGTTGTTCATTATCACTTAAAGCTCTAAATTCGTCAGCAGTAAGATCTATATTAAATTTATCTAATAAATGTTGTTGTACTTGCTTATTATCATTTTCGTTTCGCAAAGCTATTACATTACTTGCAGCAAGCTCGCTAACCGATCCTTTTATTACTTTGCTATTAAGATACTGTTTGTTATAAGAAACTTTTTTACCTTTATCATTGACTCCAGGCTCAAGTACGTATTCGTTTTCTTGGCCGTCTGTAAGAGTCGTTAAAAACTTTTTTCCGCTTTCATCATAAATTAATTTATCTTGAGAGGCAATTTGATCTCCTACAGCATCAGGAGCTGTAACAGTAAATCCATTAGATCTACCAGGAAAATCTTCTGCATTTATTTCATAATAATTACCTTGATCATCTTTAGCCCACGCAACTAGCTGCCCATCCTCTTTATAGTTCATACCTGCCTCATATCCTTCAGCTCCGCCTATACCCATTACAAAAGCTTGTGATTCTGCAGTAGTTCCATCTTTTCCTTCCGTAAAAAATTCGGTACGTCCAGCTTTAGGCCAATTATCCACCATTTCGCCTAGAATAGGTATACTACCTAACATTGATTCAGCTAAACCATTATAAGTGTTAGTTTTTCCTAGTAAAACAGCTAATTCTTCAGAAAGTTCGGGGTTAGCATCCCCATAAAGTTGTGCCTTTTTAATTTCATATATTCTGTCTAAATTAATATTATTTGCTATTGTCATTTGCTCACGCATTGACTTTGATAATCCTTTTATTCCTTTATTAAATGCAGCAGAATCTTGAGCTTTTAGATTACCTAGCTCAATCATTTTTTCGCCTAATAGCTTATTTTCAGCATCTCTTTTTTCACGCTCTTTTCTTCTTTGAGCACCTAATGCATTTATGCCTTGGGCTATTGAAGCTCCAAAGTTCTCAAAGCCTTTAGCTAAAATCTCGCCGGATCTGTCTTGTATTATTTGTGGATTTCTATAACTCATTTTATATTTTTTAAATTTTAAGTAAAACTGTCTGGATTGCTTATTACCGAACTTGCTATATTACCAATACCCGATATCATTCCAGCTGTTGATGCAGCACCAGCTTGATTTGCTTGAGCTTGATTTGCGCTAGCCTGCGTAAGACCTGCGGCCATTCTGTCAAGCTTAGCTTGATCTCTTCCTTCTTGAGCTTGAAATTCAAAAGCTTTGCCTTGTGCCTGTGCCATCTGAGCTCTACCTCCTTCGGATATTTGTATTCCTTGTATTCTTGCTTTTTCAGCCATTTGTTTAGCTTGTAAATCAGCTTCACCTTGGGCGGCTAACTTTTCATTTTGAGCTTCTTGTTGCTCTATATTAGCAGAAACATCTTTTTTACTTCTTGCGGCAGCATTAGCTAAAGCGGTAGCACCACCAGCACTTGCTCCGGTAGCCTGTAGAGTATCTAGTGTTGCAGCTAAAGCTAAATCAGTTTGTTCCATTTGTATTTCTGCAGCGCTTGTAGCCACACCTAAATCCGCGTAAGGGTTTGACAATTCTCCACTAAGATCTTTAGCAAAACCAGCTAAAGATTTAACATCAGAATAAGGATTTATAACATCTTGCCTGTTATTTTCAAATAAAGTTATTGCTCTATTCATTTTTTTCTTTTCCTCTTCAGCCGCTGCTGCTTGTCTTTTAGCTTTTTTATTGCCAAATATTCCACCAATAATTTGAGTTGCCGCTCCTATACCAGCCGCTGCTAACGCTATTCCTCCCATAATTTTTCTTTTTTATTATATTCTTCCATAGTTATTGAAAAAAAATTGTTTTCTACTTCTTCCATGTTTCTTGTGTCTGTAGGATTTGCTATTATGTTTATCCAAACACAATCTTCTACACACTTAATTAATCTTTTAGTTCCTTTTAAAGAGTACGACCAACAAGGAGCTATATGCTCTACAGTTTCATTGTCGGCCTGTACTATTACTTTTCCAGATAATAAAAACCAAAAATGATTAGTATGGTGCAAAGCACTTATAACCATAGTATCAGCTTTCATTTTCATTTGACGCATATACAATCCGTCGGTAAAATTATTAGTTATTGGAAATTCTTCATTGTTAACTAAATTTTTACCATCTCCATATATTCCTTCTTCATTACTTTCTATAAGTGCATTTTGTAATACTTCTAATTGTTTTATAAAATTAATTGATAATTCATTGTTCATTTAATTTAATTTAAGATGATTGCACAAAAGTTGTGCTTACTGCAAATAATTCTTTTTTGCCTGTATTTTGATTATTTATTTCCATTTTTACTTCTCCAAAAAATCCTTTTAATCCAGAAGAAGATCGCCCAAAAACAACTTCCCCATTTTGAGAAGGAGTACTATTAACAAGATCTGCATAATATTTATCTTCTTTAAGTTTAAAATTATTTATTAATAAAGAATTTTGCATTTCTGTTAATGTAGAGGCAAATGCTGCTTGGGTAATTGGTAAAGCCGTATCAGTATTAGTAATAAACCTTGTCATTTGCCAGCCTGTGCTTCCTTCATAATTTATTGTTTGGAAGTTTTTAACGGTTGACGGAGCTCCATTAAACACAAAAGTTACATTGGAATTATAGCTAATCCCATAAAACACAGCCCGCTCGTTAGTATTAGGAGCAAATGTATAATGCTTATATATTTTGCCTAAATTGGTTGTAAAATAATCATTATTCAAGCTTATTAATTGATTAGGATTGTAGTCAAAAAAGCTAGTCCAGCCTTTTACAGTATCGTCAAATGTTAAGGTGTTATTTTCAACTGTTGATCCTTCTTTATTTGAAATTTCCGATGTAACCGACAGCACATATTGCTTATTGTGAGCATCCCAACCTCCTTTAATTCCTCCTGTTATAGCGGTAGACAATTTATCTCTAAAATAATCAGTCATACCATAGTTTGATATTACTGTTATTCCGTCCATAGATAATCTACAAACTACATTTTGATCTTTGTCTGTAAAATATTTTCTATAGCCATTAACAGCAAATGATTCCGGGTCTGTACTAATACCATACTCTCCTGCAAATGCTACGTTTTGACCTATAACTAAATTACGACTGGTAACACTAGCATTTCCTTCTGCTGAAAATATAGCATCTTTATCAATTAAAGATTTACTTACTTTATTTTCTTGAAATACAATAAGGTTGGTATCTTCTGCATACAATTTTTGTATAGAGCCCCTAGATGGGTCTATGGTTCTGGTTATATCTTCTCCTACACTAAATTGGTTAGTTTGGTTTATACCTGTTCTAGAATTAAATATACCGGAGTATATAAGCCCGCTAAATTTGTGTGATTGTTTTGGTTCATCTTCTACTATATAAGCCTTTACTCCAAAGTCTACAGAAGTATTATTGTAGCCCCCTTTTATTCTAGATTCTTCTATTAACCAATCGCTTTCTTCTACAAGACTATAAGCTTGAGGTATCTGATCAAAATTTATAATCTTTCCAAAAACAATAGGGGTTCCTGTGGGGGGCAAAGATTGCAAAGTATCTTTTGTTTTAAAAACTGTAGCAGAAACAATCTCTGTTATATAGCTATTAAAAACAACAGGTGTTCCTAAATTAATATAACTTATAGTAACTTTTTGCCCTACGTTTATTACATTATCAGGTATTAATAAAGTATTTGATTGTACTTGAATTCCAGCACCGGTTACTCCTTGTACGGCTAAAGGTGTTGTTGGGTTTTCTTGAGCGCCTGGTAACACCTTGGTTATGTTTTTCATTTTCTTTAACCAGAACGTGTTGAAATATTTAAGTTCTATATTTGCTGCCATTTTATACAGGTGTTTTTATTCTATTAAATCCGGATTCTTGTGCTCCAGTTGGTTCAGCACCTTGATAATTTATAAAAGTAGCCCCTGTATTAACGCGTGCCTGTATTGGATTGGTCACCCTAACCCCAGATTGGTCTAACTCTAATGAAAATGTTGCTTCTAATAAATCTACTCCTTTCCAATCGGTAAGATTACTAGGTGCTACTGGTAAATCTACGTATGCACGATTAAGCTGAACTCCTATATAAGGGGTTTCTGCAGGGGGTACATAAGGAACTTGCATTTGGGTATCTGTAAAAAATTGATTAACATATTCTGCATAAGGAGTTTCAGCATACAAAACATTCGTTGTCATAGGCTCCTCATTTACGCTATCGCTTCCAGGAGCAGACCTAAAATATTGATACTCATTATTATCACCCCATGTTTGATCAGGCGCTATATTAACACCTTGCCATGGAACACATTTTGGATAATGTAAATCAGCACAGTTAATCCACCCTATGCCTGGATACGAAGTTGTATCTCCTGTTGTTTGTTTAAACTCCTTAATTATAAAAACATATTCGATTCCTACAGCATTACTGTTTTCCGTTACTGCCAAGTAATCAAAACATCTTAAGGTTTGAACACTTTTATGTGTTTCTTGTCCACCAATTTGTTCATTAGACAAAGTAGCCCAAGAACTCTGAGATCCGGTTGGTCCGTTTGGTAGAAGATATTGAGGAGCATTCCATCTAGGCGTTTGAACTACTGACTTATTATATTCTACAGTTCTTGGAATTAGTTCCCACTCAGAAGTGCTTTCATCAGCAAAAACGTATCTATAGTAATATTGTATATCTTTTACCGCAATATTAGACTGATTTAAGCCTTGACTTGGTTCGTTTTCTTGCCTAAGGTTTGCAGTTATAGCTACAACTCCTGATTTATGACAGTCTGTTCCAATTCTATTCCACTCATTATTAGGCGGAATGATAGCATCAAAAACAGAATTATCATTTGTAATATTTAAGTAAAAGTCAGTTGGAGAAATCCCGGCGGATATATACCATAAACCCGTTATAGTTTGTGGAATATTAGTAAACGGATTAGTAGTGTATATATATTCTGGGGAAATTCCAAAAGTTGGTGCAACCACACAAGTTTCGCTGAGCGCTTCTTCGTTAACCACTGCGTACCCAAGAGTTATAGGAGTAGTAAACTCAACATACAAAGTTCCATAAGGATCATTACTAGGCAAAGAAGAGTCTCCGTTTGCATCTGTTACACGTATTGTGATATTATAAAGAGCAGAAGTATTTCCTCCAAAAGTAACTCCATCTATTATATCCCCTGGTATTGCTTGAGTGAGTTCACCGGTAGCCGAATTCATTTCCCAATTATCTGGTAGATCCTGAGGATTTTGTATTGTATATTGTAATTGTAATGTATTATTAGTGGCTCCTGTTCCATTTTGAGGATTAGCAGCAGGCCAAGGACTTCCGGTATCACTATAACCAGGTATTATTACTCTAGTTTCTCTAGATGTAGATATGGCAGGAATTCCAGCTGCTATTGTAGGGTTTAAATTTTTTAAAGCTCCAAAACCGCCCACTACTCCTGGAATAGGAATAGTACTAATATCTCCATCAGCAGTCGTTATTTTTACTGAAAAAGAATAAACGTCTGTTATTCTACTAGAATCTATAAATACCAATGGGCTAGCCCCTATGTATCTTATTCTAAATTGGCCTGCAAAACTACCTGAGCCTGGCCGAAGATCAAATAAGCCAGTTACTGTTTCTCCGTCTCCATTTGTTGTAGCTATTAATTCTGCAGTTGTAGCTACTGCAAAAACCTCTCCTGAGGAATTTACAGGTTCAAAGTAACCAGTTACAAAAGTATTTTGTATAGTTTGTTCGGTAAAATCCCATGTTAAATTTATAAAAGATGTAGCACCCCCCGTTCCACTAAGAACATCCGCGTTTAAATCAACAATTAATCCTTCACTTGTGGTTTCCCAATAAATATCTAATAATGATTCTACCGGAGCTGTTTCATATATTGCTAAGTAGGGTAGCATGTTAGATGTATCTAAAGGGTTATTAAGGTTGTCGGCATCGTAAGTGATACCTCCTGAAGTTTGTCGTTCTAAAACAAAGTTTAAATCAGTAGCCCCTATAGATTTATTTACCGTAGATATCCTACATATTAAAGGGTTTGTATCTATTTGATAAAAAACTAAATTGCCATTAACGGCTCCCGTATTAAATGCTTTTAAAGGATCGTACAATTGATCATTATCTGTGGACAAATCCGCATACCCCATATTAACTTCCTTGGCTCTAGCTATAGCTGTTGATGTATGAGAAATTGCAGTTTTACCTTCAGAATCTATTCTAGCATAATATTGCTTATTAAATGTAGACGACCCTGAAATGCCTGTTACTGCGTCATAAGTACCCACTGTCATTATATTGGTTACTCTACCAAATAAGGTAACTGAACTTCTGTATTGCTTTTGATCGGGCCCAACTTCTGCTAAATCTCTAGGAATTTTATTTATATTGTCATTAAATAAAACAGTAAATGCTGTTTTGTTAGTTTCATCATCGGGAAATATTCCATTGTCAATTCCTCCAGGCTCAGGTGGGTGTTGAGGCCCATTAAGCGCCCCAGATTGCCCTGGATAACCATTAAGTATTCCAGGTAGGTATACATTATAATATTCTTGCTGCGTTTGTTTTACAACTATTTTATAACTATACCAGCCTAAATCATTTATAGTATAAGCAAATTTTAAATCAGGCTGTCCAGCAGGAAGATCATCTTGTCTTAAATAAACATCGCTGACTTGTCCATCTGTAGTAGCCTGCCATTGATTTTGGACAGGATTAGTTTCTGTTACTGTTAAAACTTTAACGAAGTCTTGATAAGCCCCTCTAAGATAATCCCCCACTCTAGGTATATTATTATTGTTATTATTTGGAGGAGTAACATTAAGCCTAAAATTGTATATATTGTTAACTATATTATTACCAGACAAAGCTACTGCATAGCCTTCTCCGTTTCCTGAACCAGCATCTTGTTTTACCGCATAAAGCCCAGGAGTCCCTAGCGCTAAATTTTTTGTAGAACTTATTTCTGAATTCACTAACACCATTATAGCGTCTCCAAACCAGTCTTTAACAGTAGTATCAGGGGAAGAAATATCATAAGGACTATATATTGTAGAACCAAAGTAAAATTGACCATCACTAATTATTCCTTTATCCACAGAGGATAATATTACAGGTGATTGTCTACCAAATTTATCGGCTAATATAAATCCTACTTGATAATTTCTATTTCTTTTTACGGAATGGTTAGGGTACTCAATCCAATTATTGTATTTTCCTGTGCTACTTTTTTTAGATATTCTACAGTTATAATTTATATTTGCAGGCGGAGTGTGTTGATCCCTATAATTACCATAAATTATTCTGTTTCCTGAGCTTTCTTGAGTAAATGCTCTTATAGGAACTTTGTCATAAACCCTAACGGTTTGTGCTTCGGGCAGAGTTTTATAAGGTTTACGAGATTGATAATCATAAGTATAATAATTATTAATTCCGCTAGACCCGGCTATTGTTCCTGCTGAAATACTTTCTAAAACTTTAACGGCTACAGCATCACTTTCTCTAAATAGTATTTCTACTTCTTTTATTTTGTAATCATTAGCTATTCTACTCGCACTAGTAGGCAATGGAATAACTAACCCTATATTCTGAACTTGATTTTCCATAAAAGAAACAATGGTAGATTGATAAGCTGCATCTTCATCTCCATTTAAAAAATATCCATCTTGCTTAGGAATGTACGCAATTTGAGTAAATGGAGCCATTAAAGAATATTCATTGTCGTCGTACTTAAATCTATAACTAAATCTAACAAACTTATCTTCCAAATAATCTGGATCTCCAGGCCATGTGTCGTCGCCTGTTTTGTTTGTCATTGTAGACATAATTAAAGAAACATAAGTATTAGCAATTAGCGCTGCGGAAAAAGATGGGGAGACGTTTACTCTTGTTTCATTAAATGCACTAACATATTGAACTCCAGTAACTTTTATATGATCTAAGCCTGTTATACTAGGAGTTTGCTCAGCAGAAACTACAGTAGCCCCGACAAAAGGAGTTATAGAAGCTTCAACATCCCCTGCTAAACTAAAGTATATGGTTCCACCGCCTGTTGTTACCAAGTTTATTCTATTGTATAATTTTATTGCTTGATAAGGGCTATATTTGGCTACAGATATTTGGTGTTCCTGCGTGTAATAATCTTCGGCTGCTTGACCTCCCATAATTTTATTATATTATTCCGCTGTAGTAGCTAAATTAATGTTAATTTTTCTAGGCTGATTTCTATTATCAGTCCAAAATAATAAATTTTCAATTAAATTTATTCCTATTATACGATTAGTAGTAGAAAAATTTAAAAATTCTCCTCTAACTAAAGCTCTGTATTCTTGAGTAATATTATTATAAACGTATATATAATGATTTGTTCCCGCGGGAGCATCTGTTGGATTGGATGGGTCAGGATCTGTATAGTCTGTTAAAAAAACAAACAACTGATCAGTAGCATTGTTTTGTTTAATTCCTATAATAGTGAAACCGGTCCCTATATTTGTGGTGCTTATTAATGCATTACCTATAATATTTTCTAAGGCACCAACATCGTCGTCTTCGGATCTACCAACAGATATATTCCGAGCATCTCTATATTCGCCGTTAGGCAATATTCTATCGTCAAGATCTTTATTCATCTTAGACTTTAGAAATGTGTTTTTTATTTGTTGAGCCATTTAATTATGATTTAATCCATTTAGATTTGCCTCGCATTACTTGAACTATTTCTTCAAGTTTAATATTTGATAATCTTATTTTTGCATTTCTTAGTTTAGCTGATCTATCTCTTTTTAATCTTTGCACTATGTACTCAGGCTGATTAATTCTAGATGCTAATATAGAATATAATATATGTGCATATAAAGCATCCTCCGCCATTTTAGGTATTCTTGCATCTAATTCATAAGCTAACCCGTCTGAAATATATTCAAGTACTATTAATCGATCAATTAAATTAGAAGAAAAGGCTATTGTACCATCTCTTTCATTCATATTAAACCAACCGTTTCTTTGAGTATATTGAGGATTGTTTCCGTATCTTTGCCCATAAAAAGGGTTGCCTGTAAGCCACCCGGCATAAGACCAATAGTCTTCTACAGTAATATTACCGTTAAGTAAATTATCATTAGCATCTCCCCATCGTTCTAATGTTTGAGAAGATCCTTCTAAGTTATCCCCAAAGTTATCTTGAACTGGGTCTCCTTGAGGCTCATCTTGTAATGGAACTTCATAAGGAGCTATAGTTAAATTATTAGCGGGATAAATAGGATGCTTGGTTCCTTGAGAATCAATATAACTTAATGCAACGTAATTAACATAGTCCTGAGGAATTATAACACTTAAGCTAGCGGGGATAGTTAACTCTTGAGATTTTATACTTTTTAAAGTATCATAGCTAAATTCTTGTAATCCTCTTTTAGCATGAAATATGACATCAGTTCTTTTAACATCTGGTATTAATTTATGTTCGCCTACATAAGTAGCTATAAAACCATTAATTATGTCGTTTAAAGAAGTATATCCATATTCACCGTAATTTTCTTGTACAGCTGTACCTATAGCTTCGTTATTACCATAACTTCCGCCGTCCATTGATTTTAGCTGCACTACTACATAAACACCTGCTACTGGAGGCGCTGCTATAGTTATCGTATTTTCTATAACCGTAAAAGGCAATACATACCGGGTATAAGATCCTGGCATATTAGTTGCACTAGTGTAAAGAACAAAATTATTTAAAGTATAATTAACGGAAGCTGGGTCGGAAGAAGCAAATGCTAAATTTGTATTAAATGTAGTTGTAAATATTCCAGTGCCGTCAGATATAAATTTTTGAGCTCCAGCATAATACTGGGCATTAGTTTCGGTTATTAAACCTCCATTTGGTTTAGGCATATCTTATAGTGTTGAGCGTTGTACTTCTTGTTGAACTTGTTGAGCAGCTACACTAATTATTTGAGGATCTCTTATAACAACACCAGAATAAAGTAATATTTTTAATATAATATTAGTTTGCTCTGTTTTTGATAATTCAAAATCAACAGAATTAGTTGGGTCCCATTGGTAATAATTTTGCCCAGAAGGTATTGTGAAATTCCAAATAACATCTAAAGGTTTTCTTAAATAACTTACTGTTATATCCGATGTAATAGTTTGCGGATATAAATATAATTTATGATTTTCATATAAATATATAGGATATGTAGTAGTAGGAGCTACTAAAGGCGTAGTGTTTATATATAAAAGCTCGTTTCGCTGCACTAATTGAGCTTCTGTAGTATCTTTATATATTACTGTACCAAGCTTATAAAAGTCCTCTGGGGTTGCCGTAACAACTATAGCGGCTAAATTAGCTGGAATAGTATTAAATATTATGTTAGCTCCACTAATAGTAAAAGCAGTTGTAATAACACCATTAATAGTAACGGATATTACACTACTTGCTAATTGAGAAGACGTTATTGATGTAAAAGGAAATGATATAGTTGTACCGTTTCCTGTAAAATTTTGTGTAGCTACACTGGCCCCTGATGTGGTAGGCAATGTAAAACATTTATCTGGAGCAACATAAGTAGCTGTTCCGTATTCTTTAAATATAGAAATGGCTTGATCAACATTTTTAATCCGGTCACCATATTCCGTGTCATTATCTGGTCTACGAAGTTGTAGATTTAATGTATCAAAGTAACTTTCAAATATTTCAAGCTGAACTTGCGTTGCAACTTTATTAAATTCATCTGGTGATAAGTTACCTCTCTGTTCTTTATTAAGAATAAGTAACACCGTTTTATAAACTATATCTACGTTTACTGCCATTTTATTTCTTTTGTTATAAATATTAACCGGCCTCACTTAAGAAACCGGCTAATAATAATTCACCATCTATAATATAATCACGTGTTTTTAAAAAAAACTACTAATTAAATTTCTTTTCTATAGATCTATATACTTCAACTCCTTCGTCAGTCTTAAAATAAGCTGCCATAGCTGAGTATGGGTTTTCATCAAAAGGTACAGACATTAATTTTCTGCCATTAGATGTCCAAGAAAAAGTTCTTTGGTCCTGAGACAAAGTAATTATATTTGCTTCCGTAGCTTTTATTGCTACATTTCTAAGACCTACATTCTCATCTTGAGCTAATTCTAAAAATAATTCAGGGTTGTTATTTGCAAACAATCTTAAATCTCTTTTAATTTCTTTAGAAGATAAATTGTTTACTGCATTACCCATTTCAACTCTTAGTATAGCCTCGGCATCGTCAATATCCATATCTCTAGCGAATACTGCTGCATCAGTTTGCAGATCAAGTAATTCTAAATCATCGTAAGCTTCTTCAACGGGATCATATTCCTCGTAAATTCTGCCTTTTAACGGATGATACAATGAAAGAAGTTTTTGTAAATTTTGTTGTGTTTTAGGAACTCTTAAATCCCCATCTCTAAACATGATATGTCCTAATGTAGCTTCACCATCCTGTTCACTTTTAAAAGGCGAATCATGATTAGTAGCATATCTAATTTCTTTTTGTATTCCAGTTTCTTCATCAAAATACAACAATGCATGCTTTCTAGTATGCTTTCCTGGAATAGTTAATGTAAGAGGAGTGTGTCTACCTATTAAGTAATACAGCCTGTCTTTAATTTCCCATTTAGGTTTTGTTGATTTTTTTGGTGTTTCTACAACTGGTTTTGTAGCAACTACTTCTGGTAGTCCATCTGTAATTGGTTCTTGTGGTGCAGCTTTTTTAGCTGCGGGTTTTTTATTTGCCATAATATAATATAATTAAATAGTTAAAAATAAAGGGAGGACCCGAAGGCCCTCACCCCTAGTATTGAAATTATTAGATTCCTCTAAATAATACAAAGTTGTTAGCTGCTTGAGTAATCAAACATCTTTCAGATAGGAAGTTTACTTCCATTGCATCAAGAGTTGAATTACTAGCACCTCCTACAGATCCTGTTAACCAAGACTTCATTCTACGGTCATCAGTTTGAGAAGCTCTGTATCGTACGTGTAAAAATGGACGACGAATGTTAGTTCCTAAAACTTGATCGTAAACAGTTGAAGTTCCAGCAGGTACTAATACACCTTCAATTGAATTAACTCCATTGATAGCTCCACGAGTAGACGCATCATTTAAGTATTTCCAATCTGTTTTGTAAAAGTCATAAGATCCTCTACGGAATCCGCTGAATCCTAAGTTAAGTGCCATGTCTTCTGAATTTTCAAATAATCCATAAGCAACACCACCTGAAACTCCTGAAGAAATACTTGCTAGCATATCATCAAAATCTAAAGCAGTTTGACGGTTTAAGAATAACATGTTCTCCTCAATTGCTCCTTGAGTATCAAGGTTTTTAAGAATTGCATCAAATTCAGTTAATCCGTTTGCAGCTGTAAATCCAGTTTCTACGTTTCCTCGAGCTTGAATAGCCGCAAATAAACCTTGTGTTCCTGGCTGAGTTAATGGGTTAAGTGCAGATGCATTTAATTCACCTTCTACCATTGCCATTTCTAAGTAATCTTCAAAACGTAAACGAGTTTCAGATTCAGCTTTCAAATACCATAAGTACCCGTCAGTTCCGTCTTCAGTCGCTACATTTACCCATCCGATTTGTGCAGTATCAGATCCAGATACAACGTACTGATCTCTAATAATGATTGGAGAGTTAGAAAACTGTGTTAATACAGGCTCTACACTATTTCGTACTGCAGAGTTACCTGCACCACCTGCTGCCAATGTAGTTCCTTTAGAATAATCAGATCCGTAAACGAATACTTTTAATCCAGCTGCAGAAAAACCTTGAGTTGTCAAAGTTGTTCCAGCAAATGGCTGAATAGTAATTGTTCCAGCCGCACCAAGTACAGAAACTGTTACAATACCTTTAGCCTCTAGCCCAGTAGCTGGATCTAAAACAACAACAGTATCATTTACTGAAATTACGTTACTAACTCCTGCTGTAGCAGCTGGGTTAAGAGTAATTACAGATAATGTACCAGCTCCGTTAGCTTGAGATACTCCAGCGTAAGAGATGTGTAATCTGTTTTGTTCAGACCAAATAACCTGATCAGATGTCATTGGCATTTCAGCTCCAACCATTCTTAAAAATCCAGATAACGTTCTGTTTCCATAACGCTCTACTTCTGCTTCGTAGATTTCTGGTAAATACTGCTGAGCAAAGTCAGCAAAGTTTCCTGGAACCCCAGCACCTCCGCCGTTGTTGTTCCATTGTAAATAATTTGACGCAAGCAATTGCTGCGTTTGTGATGGGATTATACTCCCAAATTGTGGTAATAAACTCATTTCTATTAGTTTTTAAACTTTTTAATTTTTAGTTTTGCGGAGTCCGCTCCAGAAATTGATTTGACTTTATATGCACCGAAACGAGCACTTTCAACAGGTGCCGCTTTTCTAGCTTCCGTAGATGTGTTATTAGATTTGTTTACAACATCTCTAATAGCATCTGCTTTGCCTTGTTCGTAAAAGTGATTTGCTATTTTATCAGCATTTGCTCCTGCGTATAAAGCTTTGTGATACCCTTTAGTATCTTTAATCGTACCATCTTCTCCAAGGAACTTCCCTATGAAATTACCGATGTCCGATTGTTTTTCCCCCACTTGAGCAGCATTTTGAACTCCATATCTAAACTTTTTTTCTCCTAAATCGAAATCGAAACCTTCGAAATCTTTATTAAATAATTGTTCAGTTTGAGTTTTAAACTTCTCATGATTTTGGGAGTTTCTTTCCTGGTCCTCCTTATATCGATTAAAAAAGTCCGATGCCTTTTGTTGATCTTCAGAAAGACTAGGTGACTTCAACTTGATGTCATCATAATATTTTTCTTTAGTATCTTCTAAAAACTTACGGGCTTTCGAAACCTCTTCTTTGTATGCGAGTTTTTTTCTTTTGATGTCTCGCTCTTCATCAATATCTTCATCAAATGCGAAAGTGTCCTCGATCATAAAATCAATTTCTTCTTGCGACAAATGAGGTTTAGTACTTTTATAATATTCTTTTACGAGAGTGTCTCTGTCAACATCTTCGTAGTTAGTGCTAAGCCTAATGTAATCTTGCATAGTACCCCCTGTTTCTTTCATAAAGTCTACCAGTTTATTTATATTTTCTGGCAAATCATTTTGAATAGGCTGAGTTTCTGCTGTCGGTTCTTCGGCTTTTACTTCTACTTTTTCTTCTACTTTTTCTTCTTCGGTAATTTCTTTAATGACTGGTTCGGGTGTTCCTTCCGCCACTTCTTGTACATCTCCGGCTGGTTTATTCTCATCCATACCATCTGGGCTTGACTCTTGAACGGCATCTTTTTCTTCTTTAGGAATTACTACTCTAGTTACATTACTTGGAACGTCTATTAAAGGCTCCTTGTTTTTTGCGGCAAACTGCTCATCAGTTAGCTTTGGCTTGGATTGTATCTTAAAAGATCCTTCCGTTTTTGTTTGTTCATTCATGATATAATATTATATAATTATTAAATACTTATTTAGTTGGGATCAAACGAAGACAGATCAAATCCCCCCATTACGTCATTGCCTTGTGATTCAAAGTTCTTAGGCATTCCTTCCGTTTGTCTTTGCTGTATTAATTCGCTTTGTTGAGTTCCCTGTATTTTTATTCTTTTGTCTTTTCTATCTTCTATTTCCGCCTCTTTTTGTTTAGTAGCGCCTAATTGAGCTTGAGCTAATTGCATATTGTATTCAAACTCTGTTGCCATTAGTTGTTTCTTTATTTGAGCTTCCCTTTCCATTCTTTGTATTTCAAATTGGGACTTAGCTTGTTCTATAGCAACTTTTTCAGACGTAAGAGCTTGTTGTTTTTGCACTTCCGCCATTGCGGCTTTTTCAGAAGCTTGAGCATTTGCTTCTGCTTGAGCTTGTATGTTTTGCTGTGTTACAGCTTGTTCTCTTTCTAATTTTTTCTTGCGCTTAAGTTTTAACATTTGATTAGCTAACTTAAGGTTTTTAATTTCACGTATATCAATAGCATCTTCTATATCAATACTACCTTGTTGCAAAGAGGCACTTATATTAGCAGTTAGCTCAGCTTTTTCTTCATCATCAGGTTCCATTTCTAAATATATACCAAAATCATGCAAATTTAAGTTTTCCATTTCTCTTAAAGTTTCCACATTAAAAGTGGACACACTATTCATTAATGAATTTTTAGTAAGAGGAAAATTTAATACATCCGCTATTTTTAAAGAAATGTTTTCGCAAGTACTAAGGGCTAAGAAAAGACTAGCATCTTGTATGTGCTTAGTTGCTACATTAGAAGCATTAGCTGCCATTTTTTGTAGACCTACTAACGAATCCGCGGATGGTAAAGAACCGTCTCTTGCTTCGTTTAATCCGGTAACATCTCTAATCATTTGCATATTATAATTATAAGCAGTAATAAGAGATTGTATCTTTCCTATTCCACTGGAAGAAGACAATTCTTGAATTGGCACCTTAGCTCTATTCATATCTCCATCTTGAGTAAGAGATCTACCTACAACAGAACCAGTTTGGAAGTACATGTTTAATGCCTCGGCTGGATTATAATTTGTTCCATTACCTAAGTCTACCTCAGCCAATCCATCCATATCTAAAAATATACCATCGGGTACCATTCTAGATAATACTTGCTGTATTTTTAAATGAGTTAATTGAATAACGTCGGCAAAGCCTATACATTTACTTATTAATGATTGTATTTTTCCTTTATACATTCTAGGAGCACATAAAGAATAACTCATTTCAACGCGAGTTGTATCAGCTAGAGGTCTTGTCATATTTTCTGACATTTCCCACTTAAGCATCGTATCCGTACCAATAACTTTAGCTCCTTCATATAATACCTCTATAGACCTCGAAACTCTTTCAAAATTGTCATTTGGTGGAGGATTAAACTCATCAGTTTTTTCAATAGCTTTTTCTAAACCAGAATCTGTTCTTTTTATTTTAAATACTTGATCTGTATAAGTTTTATATTCAAAGTATAATATTTGAACAGTATTGTAATCATAGTTTTCAAATCCCCGTATCATACTTCGATTTCCGGGCATTTTTTGAATTCTTTCTAATTCTTCATTAGATATATTAGGGAATTCCTTTTTAAGTTCAGGTATAGTTATTGATTTAACTTCTCCTACATAATATATATCATTAAAATGAGGATCTTCCGTGTAAGACCAAACACAATAAGCAGGATCAACATAATCAACTACAATGCCCTCTGCTGTGTTAAAAGAGGTTTTTGTTATCCCTATACCTATATTAACTAAATCCTGATTTACTCTTGCTTTAGTTAAATCAAATTCATTAGTAGCTAAAACAGTATTAACAGCTTCTTCTTCGGCAATTTCAATAGCTTGTTTATAGCTAAGCTGCATGTGAAGATCTCTTTCTTCTAAAGATTCAGGTAAATTATCTGGTGAAATATTAGATCTACTTAAATTAACATTAATTATTTCAGATGCCTGAGCTTGCTCATTTTTTGTGAGCATGTCAAATAATAAATCTTCAGCAAAATCTGTTCTCTTTTTTAAAGATTCGGGATCTTGTGCATACGAAGTTAAATCGTATTGTTTTTGAGTTATGCCATTAGCTACTATATTAGAAAACTTAGATAATATAGGAACCGGTTTCCAATCTAAATTAAGATAAGATAAGTCCCCATTAATAGCTAGCTCATCTTTATATTTTTGAACGCTTTGTTCTCCTCTAGCATATAAACGTAAACTATGAAAATTATTCCAATTTGTTGCGTAACGATTTGAACCACTTCCTCCGTAATTAAACCACTCTTGTTCTATAGCTCTACTTACTTGAAGTCCGTATTCCCAGGTAGCTTTCTCAGCATCGCTTACTACTTGATCTGGAAATGGGCTATTAGTATTTGTACTTACATTCATTTATTGTATTATTTTTGAAGTAGATCCCTCGTTGTTATATTTTTTAAAACCCAAAGAATATGATTTAATTTTAGTTAATCCTTTAGGACTATATCTATGCTTATTGCATGCCATTAAAGCTAATCCTGAACTTATAGAAGCATCATGCTTTGTTCTATTATTTATATCAAACTTGGCCCAATCTTCTAAAGTTCTTTGAAGATATATATCTCCATAACCATCTTTTTTTTCTCCCACAAAATCTTCTATATACGTTTCTATAGCAGAGGCATGAGCTTGTTTTATATCTTCACTTGAATTAGGTATTCCTCCTACTTCTCTTTCTGCTAATGATAATTTGTTATATATTTTATCTGGCCTATTAATACTAAATCCTCTATATCCCCTACGTTTTAAATAATAAAGTAATCTAGGTTTATTATTTTCTGCTAATAAAGGCATGCCATAAAATACTATAGCCATAAGCACATCTTCAAAAAACATTTCTGCTGTTGAAGGTCTTGCAATATATTCAAGAAAAAAATGATTAGGTGGTACATTTTCTATAGAAAATTTTGTTAATCCATGAAGCGATCCGTTAGATCCACCACCACCAACAACACCGCTAATGTCATAGCTATCACATCCAAAAGCTCCCAAATGCTCATTGCCAGGATATTTAATACCATTTTTTATTATTAAGTTATTTTGTTGTTCTTGATCTGGCACCCAAGTAATAAAAAATCTACCATTTTTATTTGGATAGAACATTACTTTAGTGTCTTTAATTCCGTTTTCCCACTGAAAGTTACCTTGAGTAACCATAGCAGAATTTTTTAATTCTTCGTTATAATCTATTTGTTGATAAATTTTTGTTAAATTAAAAATAGATTGTTTAGCTTCATCTCTAAAAGCGTGCTGCTCTGTTCTTGGAAACTGCCGATAGTATTCGTTTAATGCATCAGCATCATCTTTTAATCCATCAACCTCATTTTCCCAGTGTTGTATTACACCTTCTGTAATTAAATTTCCTTGTGGATCTAACGTTTCTTTTTTTGGAGTATCAAACACAGGATAACCGTACTGATCAATAAAACCCTCATAATTCCATTCCATAGGAATAAACAGTTTGTATAAACCTGTTTTAGTTTGTCCATTTTTATTTCTTAATGACGCATCCGAGCCATCATATAATTTTTTAAAGTTTTTACCTCCTTTATCTAGTGCATTTGATGTTGACCCCATCATACATTTACCTACGATTCTACTACCTAATCTTAAACAAGTTTTAGTTACTCGCCAGTTGTTAAGTATATTTGTAGGTTTTTCCCATTTGCCTGATTCATCGTGAACTAATAATTTTAGTTTTTCCCCATCATAACTATTATCACCTGTGTTTTTCCAATCAATAGTTGTGTCTAGTCCGTCAAGCTCGGTAGCCATTTGATTATCTTCTAGTTTACGTCTTGTAAATTTAGAAGCAGGTACTCTATAAGCTAATTCTGTTTTTGGACGATCCATACCGTCCTGTATTGGTTTAAAGAAAAAAGGATAGTTTACTGAAATTGGTACAACTTTATCGGTAAACATTTTTTTAGCATCAGCCCCTGACTTAGATAATATGCCGAATCTAGAGTCTGAAGATATCGTGGCTGAATTAACCGTTTCTCCTGATGACATAAATGAAAATCCAGAACGTCTATTTTTAAGGTAACAAATACCGTACGATCTTGAATCCGCTTTGCAGGCTTCCCAGAATATATAGAATAATCTATTTGATTCTCTAAAATCTGGTAATCCGACGTCAATCTTAGACCACTGCAGGTACATGTAGTGAGTACCAGTAATGTAAGTAGGCTTATTCTTGTTAATAAACCAAAAACCTTTTTCCCGTCTTTCAAATTCTTCATCTATATATGGATGCCATTGTTCTTTAAAACCATTTGGATAAGCATTCCAATCCTGAACACTTTTAATTTTTTTTAATACTTTGGGATATTCAGTAGCTTTCCACTTATTTTCCCCTAAGTCTTTTATATCTTCAGCTTTAGGTAATGCAATCATTATACCGCCGATTTCATATATTTCTCCAATCTTTCCAGTTTTACTGATTACAACAACATCGTATTCTTTGTTATAACCGTATTCCCATTTAGAATAGCGATTTTTTTTACTAATTACAGAGGATTTAATGTGGTCTTTAACAACTCTGTATAATGTTTGTTCATAAGCCATTATTTAGATCTCCCCTCTGCAAACCCTTTAAATGTAGGTTTATCTGCTTTATTACCGGAATCAGCAATCATTTGTTCTTCCTCTTGAATTTTATTCAATATTTCGAAAGCGTCAAATATACAAAGCTTTTTAGTAGCGGCAGCATTTTTAAGTCTGTCAGCAGATATATCTTCTTCTGAGTCAACGATCTTTTCCTTTGCTACCTTTACTAATTCTTTAATTGCTTCTCGCCCAGCTGCTATTATATTCTTCTTCGTTTCTATCGAGCTCATACTTTATAACAATATCATTTGATTTCATACAATACATAACTTGATTATCTATAACAAATTCCCATTCGCTATTTGGTGTAAATCCAATTATGTCCCCTGGATTGATTCCAGCACGTTCTAAGGACTTATTACCTATTTTTAGTATACCAATAAGACTAGCTGTTTTATCACTGCTAAAAGGGTCTTTATTTTTGACCGGAGCAACAAAGCATCTATCTCCAAATGATTTCCAATTCTTTTTATTTTTGTACAAATATATTTGATCTATTGCGCACATAAAAAGTCCATCTTTAAGGAACGATCTACTATTTTTTTTGAGTCCTTTCATGTCATAAAAAACTCTAAACACGTTATGATGAACTACAATTAGATCCCCTTTTTTTATAGGGGTTGCAAATGCCGCGGGAGTTTCTACAACTTCCGCTATATTATTAACGTGCTTAAAACTTTCTATAGAAGTATTAGTTACTAGGTCTACTTCCCCAACCTTTACCGTATTATCATATCTTTGGCCTACTGGCTTTATGATAAAATCGTATATACTTCTCATTAGTACTCCAAGTCATACTCAACGGATATTGCCATGTTAGAATTAAACTTCTTCCATGGCATTACCTCGTCTTCTTTTTTTATAAATATATTATAAGAATTATCAGACTCTTCAAATATTATATGAGAAATTTCGTGCCCACCGTAAACTGTCTGCTTAACAGAGTAATGCATTGCTTCGTTCTTATAGTCAGCACCTATACTTATCTTTCTTATAATATTACCCATGACCCTACTCTTTTTTATCCGTAGGTATTACTTCATAAGTACCGTCAGTTAAATTAATGTTAATAGGTCCATACTCGTCTTCAATAGATTTTTTAAAGTCCTCCATTTCTTTTTCAAGCATATTTATTTGATAAATAGCTTTTGCTTTTTGAACCTCTAATCCTCCAATGTGCGCACAAAACTTTTGTAAGTCTGCTTGCAGCGTTTGTACTTTTTCTAATTGTTCTTTACTAATTGATAAGTTTTCTGATTTCATTTTTTTTACTTTACTCATTTTGATTTAATTTAATTGTTAATAATTATTGTGTTTAGTTTTGGGCTCGGCTAGATGCTTGATTAAAT